CAGTTGGAAGAGCAAGGGCGAGATTGGCCTAATTGGTTACAACAGTCAGAGGTCGCAGGTTCGAGTCCTGCCTTCTCCACCAGTTTCCCGATTTATAACAAAATCGGACATCAAGGTATCGGAAAGGAGGCGGCGTAAAATGCAACCAGTATTAATTCTAAACTGCGCAATCCTTACAGCGCGCGGTAATTATTCGTATCAGTCAATCTCAGTGAAAGACGCAAAAGTTCTTGTGGACACAAAAGGTTTTGTTTCAGCAGTTGGACACGAAGCCACTGCGAAAATACTCAGTGAAATCCTTGAAACAGAAATCCCCCAGAACAGAATTCAGGCGAAGCAACAGATAGGCCAGGATGCTTTGGTATTCTCTATGAATCAGAGAATTCCAGAGGGAAAAATTCTATCTAGAGAAGAGATTGAAACCATTGGTTACTCTCTGAATTTACTCAGGATGCTTTGGTATTCTCTATGAATCAGAGAATTCCAGAGGGAAAAATTCTATCTAGAGAAGAGATTGAAACCATAAGTCAACCATAATAAAGGAGGCGGCGTAAATGGTTATCAGTTACGGAGGAAACAGAATTGTTTTAAGTATGCAGTCAGAAGATACGCTTCAGGAAATTAAAAGGTCAGCAAAAGACCACTTTTATACAGCCGGAAGAACAAAAAATCCTTCTCAAAAAACTTCTGATACTATGGATTTTTTATCAGAAGTAATACAGGAATGCGACACGTTACTTGAGAGCAGAAAAAAGAGGGCAGCGTAAATGAACTGGTAAAAAATAATATGAAAGGATGTATTAAAATGAGTTTAATGGAAAGTATGGGAATTATGACAAGTGATGGAGTTTATGAACTTTTAGAGAATGGAGTTTATGAAGCAAAATTAACATCAATCGTACCTTACCAAAGACCAAGCTATAATGACAAAAGCAAAATGGAAAACGCTTTAAAGTGGTTTTTCGAGACAACCACAGAGAGAACCACAAAAAATACGCCGTTTAAGATAAGTTATCTCACTTCAGCTTACTACACAACTTCCAGTAAAAACAGAATAAGACCTTTTGTTCAAGCTGTTTTTGGGAAAATACTCTCAGTAGATGAATTTAAGAAACTGGAAGAAAGCGATCTTATCGGGAAAGAAGTCCAGATAATAGTAAAGCAGAACCCGTCTACAACAAATCCAGATAAAATTTATAACAACATTACAGAGTTTTTACCGAAGAAAAAGGGAAATGGTAAAGCCCAGCCGGTAGAAGAAAAAACACTTCCAGGTAAAATCCTTCCCGGCACCATCCAGAGTATAAACGACCTGAGAGATAAACTGGACATGACACCAAGAGCCTTTTACGAATTTCTCTCGGAGCAGTTAAAGAAGAAGGTTTCTAATATCGTAAATATCACTGAAGAAGAAGGAAAGCAGATCTTCTATCTTCTTGAAGCTATGGTTCCTATGGAACTGCCAGAAGAAAATAACTACCATGAAGATGCAAGCCTTGATGATTGCGACGTTCCGTTTTAAGAAGCTCCAACCGGGACAGATTACCCTTACAATCTGTCCCGGTTGGTTTCGCCAGGTTCGAGTCCTGGCAGGGGCAGAAGTTTAAAAGTTTTTAAAGCAGGTGAAAGCGTTGACCCTGGAAGAATTATCAATAAGATTAAATGGTAAATTTAAATCAGACGGCAGTTTTCAATGTAAATGCCCTGTTCACGACGATAAAAAACCAAGCTTAAATATCAAACAGGCAGAAGACGGAAAACTGCTTTTTTGTTGTTATGCCGGGTGTAAAACAGAAGACATTATAAAAGCACTGGACATTACATGGAAGGATGCTTTTAAAGAAAAAGAGGAAGAGTTTTTTCCTTATTACGAAAAGGCTATTGTAAATTTCAAAACATACACGAAAGAAGAAATTCAAGGAATAGCAAAATATATATATACAGATGCCACGGGAAACCCTGTAATGATGGCGGTAAGAACAGCGAAAAAAGATTTTTTCCAGTATAGTTATGCAGGGGATGGTAAATGGAAATCAGGTCTTAATGGGAGACCACCTGTTTTATACAATCTTCCAGAGGTAATAAATGCAGTTAAAAACAATATACCTGTTTTTATCGTGGAAGGCGAAAAGGATGTTGAGACTTTAAGATCTCTCAATCTCGTAGGCACTACAAATCCTATGGGAGCAGGGAAATGGAAACCTGATTATAACTGCTATTTTAAAGACGCTAAAGTAATACTCCTTCCCGATAATGACAGGCCAGGCCGGGAGCATATGGGAAAAGTTATGGAAAACCTTAAAGGAATAGCGACTTTAAAATATATTGAATTGCCGGGACTTCGGGACAAGCAAGATGTATCTGACTGGATACAGGCAGGGAATAAAAGAAAACAATTAATGGAACTTGTAAAAAAAACACAGGCGGTAAAAGCAGAAAACAAAGATGATATAAAAACCTTTACATTAAAAGAACTTCTTGCCGAAAGCCTTCCGCCTGTCAAATGGCTCGTTCAAGATATTCTTCCCGAAGGGCTTTCTTTATTACTCGGCAAACCAAAAATAGGAAAAAGTTTCCTTGCGTTTAATTTTGCCTGTGCTATTGCCTCCGGGACAAACGCTTTAAGCAACATGAAAACAGAGAAAACCGGTGTTTTGTATTTTGCTATTGAAGATCATAAAAGAAGATTGCAGGATAGAGTTGTAAAAATGGTAAATGCCATGATACAGGCAGGTGAGGAAATACCGGATAACCTGGAGTTTTCATTACACATGAAGAAGTTGCAGGAAGGAGGAATGGATCAATTAAAAAGACTTATAGACAGTAGACCTGAGATAAAATTTATAATAATAGACACGCTTGGAAGGGTGAGAAAAACTTCTTCTGGCGGCAATGCTTATGAGATAGACACAGATCTTATAGGTGAAGTGCAGGAACTCTGCAAAACAAGAAATATATCAATTCTCTTACTGCATCATACAAAGAAAATGAAGGAATCTGACTATATTGATGACTGTTCCGGTTCTACAGGTATAACGGGATCAGTTGATACAATCTTAAAACTATCCAGGAACAGGAATGAAAAGGAAGCTATATTACAGGTAACAGGCAGGGACATAATACATGAGCAGGAGTTAGCTATTTCGTTTAACGATATATCTCTTTCGTGGGAACTATTAGGAGATGCAGAAGAATTCAGAATCAGCAAGGAAAGAAAAGAGGTTCTTGACGTTTTGAGAGATGGACAGCCGCATAAACTTAAAGAAATTGCTGATAGACTTAAAAAAAACTATAACGCAGTAAAATATCTATGTTGGAAGCTTGATAATGAAGGATATATCTATAATTTAAGCGGTTATGGTTATATGCTAAATAATAATAATAATAATACTAACCTTACTAACCCTGCTAACCCTGCTAACCCTACTAACCCTGCTAACCCTAATGAAAAGGTTAGCAGGTTAGGGGTGGAGATAGATACCCCTAACCCTGATGATAGCATAGTAATGAAGGAAAATGATAACAGGGTTAGTGGGTTAGCAGGGTTAGCGGTAAATGAAAATAATGAATATTTTAGTGAAGAAGATGTTATTCCGTTTTAAGGAGATTGAAAATTATGGATTTATCGAGAACGTTTCATAGAAAAAATGGTGGATATGTATGTAATTTTTGCGGATGTACTTATAGTTACGAGTTAGCAATTCAGAATTATTGTGATATTTGCCACAGGTGTTTAAATATGAGCAGAAATGGAAGATCTTTTGAAATATCAGAGCCCTGTTGCAAATGTGACTTTATAAAAGATGAATATGGCAAATGGATAGAAGTGGAAAATAATAGAACCGGTGGAGTCTATTTTATAAGGTGTGGCAATGCAGTAAAGATAGGCATGGCGAATGATGTTAAAAAAAGACTTGACGGACTTCAAACAGCAAACCATGAAAAACTTGAGTTATTGGCTGTTATAAAAACAGTCAACAAAGACGTAGAAATAACTCGAAATTTATTTTATTTCGCTAAAGAAAATGGATATCTAAAATATATCGACAAGGCCGGAGAAACGAAAACAGTAGAATTGGAGGTAACCCTATGACCACATACGCCCTCGCTTCCCGATGCTGCCAGAACTGCAAGCACTGTAAATTCGTGCAGAAAGAGCAAGCAATCTGCACTGTAAAGAGAATTGACATCCCGCTTGAAAAATTGACGGCGGAGCATAAAAAGACTTGTAATTTTTATGAATTTTGGATAGAGACAAAGAAGAAGGAGAAGAGGAAATGATCAAACTAATCGCCCTCGACCTATCTACTACCAGCACGGGATTTGCTATTTTTGAAAATGAAAAACTAAGAGAAAGCGGAACAATAGCACCGAAAGGCGATTGGAAAGAGAGGATTGAGAAGATTTACAGAGAGATAAATGAATTGATCTATGAAAATCTCACCTCAGTAAAAAAATCTGAGGCAATGATTGTGGTAGAAAAACCTCTTTCTCTTCAAAACGGGGACACAATAATAAAACTTGCAAAACTTCACGGATTAATTCTCTCTCTTTCCTTCGACCTAAATATACATCTGGAAGAAATAGACAACCAGACATGGAAAAAGCATATAGCCGGGGCAAAGGCGAGTAAGGAACAAACTCAGGACTTTTTAAAGAGGGTAAGAGGAATAAAGACTGAGACAACTGACGAAGCTGACGCCATAGGCGTAGGCATGGGCTGGATGGTAGAAGAACGCTGCAGGGTAAAAATGGAAAAATACGCGCCGGTGAAGAGAGTAAGGAAGAGTAAGAAAGTGAGGTAAACATATAGTCGAAACAACAAAAGAAGGTATGGAAATTATGGAAAAATAGAGCGCAAAAGTCACGCCGATTGCTACAGTTCCCTGGGCGGTGGCAGAGAAAGACTGGAAGCAGAATTTCAGAGAATGTCACAGTTCCAATATGCCGCTCTCTCCTGGAGTCAGAAATACAACGTCCATGTGTTCTTCGGAGGAGACAGGAAGCACTCGGAGGTAATTGTTTACAATTTACTGGAAAAGTTTGTTATTAATCAAAATCGAAAAGATGATGAAAGAAAGGAAAGTGTAGCAGCATGAATATTAAAAATTGTCTTATCGACAAATTTACAACCCAGAAACCAAACAAAGACCAAGAATTTATAACGACTATTGTTTTTAAAGCTAAAAATCTCAGTAAAAAAGATATCGGAGAGATATCCAATTACCTCGGAAGAGAAATAGATTTATACCTTGATCCCTCCATTGAAGGTGGAGACAGTCAACTGTATATGGATTTCAAGAACGAACAATGTAGGATTATAGAAAAAGCAGGAGATGAAGATGAAGCCATGAGATGCCTGGATGAATTAAATAAGCTGGAAGAAGAAAGAATAAAAGAAGTCGCTACACGTATCAATGATAAGCTTCCAGAAGGGCAGAAAGTGAGTATAAATTAATGACAGAATTTAAAAAACTCACGCCAGAGGAATTACAGGCATATAAAGACAGATACGTAAAAGCAGTCACATCCACCGGCAGAGAGGGAATTGAAAGTTTTCTGGCCTGGCTCGAAGGTACGGATTTTTACGCGGCTCCTGCCAGTACAAAACCGGCATATCACGGATGCTACGAGGGTGGTTTATTAATTCACCACTTAAACGTAATTAACATCGGAGTGATAAAGCTTAACTCCTTTAAAAAACAACTTGCAATCGAGAGTATAACTCAGGACACAATCAATTCCTACATCCTTGCAGCAGCCTGTCATGATTTCTGTAAGGTAAATACCTACAAAAAAGCTTACTTAAAATCAGGTGAATTTAAAGGTGAATACAAAGTCGAGGACACTTCCGGATTAAACCTTGGCCATGGCGAAAAATCAGTAGTAATGGCAATTCAATCCGGATTAAAACTACTTCCGGAAGAACTCTCTTCAATAAGATGGCATATGGGACTCTGGGATGCTGGAGCAAGAGAGGATTATCCTTCAGGTTTTGCTTTTAAATCTTGCCATGGAACCTGGCTTGGAAGATTACTTAGCACATCTGATTATGAGGCAGCTTTACTGGAAAAATGTTAAGAAATGTTAAGGAGTTCGGATTATGAAACACATAAAAGTCTGCATAAGCTGTTTTGCCGATGAAAAAGAATGTAGATGTGAAGATGAGCAGGAGTTAAAAGACTTCTGTGATGGCTGTAACTGCTTCATGGAAGACTGTGAATGTCCTGAGAATGACTTGAGAATGTGTAAGAAAAATAAAGATAAAGAAAGGAGTGAAGGCAGCATAATGGATTACAGGGAATTTATGATACAAGAACTGGAAAAATTAAATAAAAAAGCAAAAGATCTAAAAGAACAGGCTGATATGGTGCAATATGACACATGGAGATTACAGGCGACTTTTGCAAAATTAGAACCAGATCCGGAGAAAGATAGAAGAGCTGAGGAGATTGTAAGAGATGCGAAATAGCGAGAATGCGTTAAAAAATAAACTTGAAACTATTATTTTAAAAATAGAGCGGCTTAAAGTGTTCTTGCCAGAAGAAAGAAATCTCGACGCCGAAAACTTCAATAACAGCATAGAACACGCGAAAAAATTAGTCGTAAATGAGCTTAAAGAGATAGAAAGTAAAGAAAGGGTTGTGTAGAAAAATTTAAGAAAGAGCGGAAGAAATCATTACAGAAAAGAGGTAAAGCGGCGTGACGGATATAAAAAAATTACTTAAAGAATATAGGAAAAATTGTAGCCGTTTAGAGATTTTAAAACTGGAAAGAATAAGACTGCTTAAGCAGTTGAAGCAAATACCCAATGAAGTGAAATATTGTAATAATACCAGTCTTTTAAAATGGGAACCTCCTAATTATAAAATTTCCAGATTGACTGAGGAAGCAGGGATAAAATCTTCTGAAAACCATCAGAAAGCACAGGAAAAACTGGAGGTTATTGAATCGGAGATAGAAGAATTAGAGATAAAGGTAAAAACTACAGAAGCTTTACTTAATTCTCTTTCAGATATAGAAAAAGATGTAATTCAGAAACTTTTTGTTTTCGAGTGGAGATGGTGCGCGGTATTAAATACCCTACATTTGTCTGATAGGACATTGCAAACCATCAAAAAAACCGCCCTTGAAAAGATAGAAAGTCTGTTAAAGCTTTGAAAAATAAAATTGCAGTGTTTTTGCAGTGTTTTTGCAGTGTTTTTGCATTTACAAGGCTTTTAAAGCGTGATATTATTAAACTGTAAAGAAAGACCCTGGAGGTCTTTTTTGATTTTGGAGGATAACATGAAACTATCAGATTTAAAGCCAGATAAAAGTAACGCAAATAAAGGAACTGATAAAGGCCGTGAGATGCTTGAAATTTCCTTGCAAAAATACGGAGCAGGAAGATCTATTTTAATCGACAAGGCCGGGAGAATTATTGCCGGTAACAAAACGGTGGAACAGGCAAAAAATCTGAATATGGATGATGTTATTGTAGTTCCTTCTGATGGCAGTAAGATTGTGGCAGTTCAGAGGACTGACTTAGACTTAGAGAAAGATGCAAAAGCCCGTGAGCTTGCTTACGCTGATAACAGAATAGCTGAAATAGATTTAAAGTGGGATTACGACCAGATTTTAAAAGATGCGGAAGTTATACCGATTGATGAATGGTTTAGTGAAGAGGAATTAGAAGGGTTGAAGGGTGAGCCGGGCGCATGCAAAAAAAAATACACAATTCATTTATCAAATCACTCTGGATATAACGATAATGCAGCTCCAGACATAGAAACTCTAAAGCTTGCCTATAGATTAGAATCTTGTTGTTTTATAGAAAGAAAGAAAGCGATAGAATTATATTCAGGTAGGCAAGTTTTGACATATTGGTATAATAGGTTATTTAAAGAAGTAATAACAAACGATAAACAAAAATTCGATAATATAAATCACGATTATAATTTAATTGCAAAAAAATTTATAAAAACAGAATTAAAAAACCATTTGGATTTTGATTTTATAGATTTCGACGATGAGGGATGTCCTGGTGTTGAAATACAATGTTTTTTTGAAGTAATAAAGAATAAAAAAGAACCATTTATCTTAGCTGTTACAGACGGAATAGGATCTGTATTGCAGATTAACGGCAAATTAAATTTATATAAATTCTATAAAATAGGAGAAAATAAAGTTATAAAAACAGATGGCAGCCAATATCAAGATTGTATTAATTATATACCACAACTTATAGATATACTGTGTAAAGAATATAACTTTAAAAATAAATTATTATCAATGTATAAAAAATCAAGTGGTAGAGCCAATTATTTCACTTTTTTAATTGACAAATTAATATAATTTTGCTATAATTAAATTGTAAAACATAAATCCTGAACCTATTAAGGCAGGTAGTTTTAAGGAGTTAATATTAATATGAAAGTTGTATATGCCCCAAAAGGGGCAGCCAGGGAGTATTCAGACCTCGCCGTCAATTTGTTTATGGGTTGCGAACACGCTTGTAAATACTGTTATGCACCAATGTGCTTAAAAAAAAATAGAGAAGAGTATCATAAACACTTCTCTATTAGAAAAAATATTATCAACTTCCTTCAAAAAGACCTAATAGAGATGAACCGGAATAAAGATAAAAGAAGAGTTTTAATGTCTTTTATCTCAGATCCATATCAGGGTGATTATATTGAGAATATCGTAACTCAGCAAGCTATAGAACTTTTCAGGGCTTACGATATTCGTTTTCAAATCCTTACAAAAGGCGGAATGAAGGCCGCAAGAGATTTTTTCTTATATAAAAAAGGCGATGCCTTCGCCACGACATTAACATTTATTAATAATGAAAAATCTCTTTATTATGAACCAGGCGCAGCACTTCCAGAGGACAGAATAGCAGCATTGAAATATGCAAAGCGTTATTCTATTGAGACGTGGGTAAGCCTTGAGCCTGTAATTGACCCTGAAGAAACTTTCAAGCTAATAGATTTAACTTATAAATTTACTGACCTGTATAAGGTTGGAAAAATAACTAAATTTGATACAGGAATAAAAGTTGACTGGAAGCAGTTTACTTTAGATGTAATAAAGAAGCTTGAAAGTCTTGATAAAAAATATATTATCAAGGATAGTTTAAAAAAATTTTTATAAACATAGTTTAAATAATAAAAAAAATATAGAAAATACTCTGATTTCTCAGAGTATTTTTATTTTGGTGGTTAAAATGCCTAAAAAAAAATTACTCCTTTACAGCAAAGGTTCTGTCAGGAATACATAAAGGACTTTGACGGAACAAGATCAGTTAAGGATGCTGGATATACTACAAATTATCCAAGTGAATACGCTTATCAATTACTACAGAAAACTACAGTAAAAGCAGAACTGCAAAAACTCTCAGAAAAAGACAGAAAAAAAAGAGAAGGAAAAAAGCAGAGATACCTTGATGAACTTGAGAAACTCGGACTTTCTGATATAACAAAATATAAACTAAGGTTTAAAAAGATAAAATATGAAAACGGTGATATAGATTTAGAATTTAAAGTAATTCCTGATCCAGATGCAGATCCTGTTACATGTGCCACTGCAGCTATACAAGAAATATCCCAGGGGAAGTATGGCCCAAAAATAAAAACTCATGACAAAGTAACACCACTTCTGAAGCTTATAGAAAGAGAAGAAAAACTTGAAGCATTAGCAGGAGAAAACAAAGATAGTGATGGTTTTATAGAAACCATGCAATCTAGAATTCCTGAAGTGTGGTCAGATTGGCAGGATGAAGAGAATGAAAATCAAAATCCCGCTGTTTAAATGGAAACCTCGATCTAAAAAACAAGAGAAAATTTTAACATGGTGGATGCCAGGATCTCCTACTGAAAATTGTGATGCAATTATAGCAGATGGAGCAGTAAGGAGCGGCAAAACACTTCCAATGTCCCTGTCTTTTCCTGCCTGGGCAATGGAGAACTTTGAAGATCAAAATTTCATTATGTCGGGCAAAACAGTTGGGAGTTTCAGGAGAAATGTCCTTACTCTCCAAAAAAGAGTTTTAAACGGAAGAGGTTATCAGACAGAAGAAAAAAGGTCAGAGAATCTCTTAATAGTTTACAGAGACGGAAAAGTAAATTATTTTTACATATTCGGTGGAAAAGACGAAGGAAGTCAGGATTTAATTCAAGGTATAACTGCAGCAGGAGCCCTGTTTGACGAAGTTGCCCTGATGCCTGAAAGTTTTGTCAACCAGGCAGTTGCCAGGTGCTCTGTGGATGGGAGTAGACTCTGGTTTAATTGCAACCCAGAGGGTCCGAATCATTACTTTAAAAAGAAATGGATAGACCAGGCCAGGGCGAAAAATGCAATTCATCTTCATTTTACTATGGAAGATAACCTTTCTCTTTCAGATAGTATCAGGGAGAGATATAAAAGGCTTTATTCCGGGTTATTTTACGACCGTTTTATACTTGGACTCTGGAAACTCGCCCAGGGCATTATATATGATTGCTTCGACCCTAAAAAACATATAGTAAAAGCACTTCCAGAAGGAATATATCACTACTATGACGGTAGTGATTATGGAACTGCAGCGCCTACGGGATTTTTAAAAATTGCTCACAATATAAGAACAAATAAACTATATGCGATTAAAGAATATTTTTACGACAGTAAAGTAACTGGAAGGCAAAAAACCAATAGCGAATTCAGTAAAGATTATAAGTTTTTCACAAAAGATAAATATGCTCAGGCTGTATATATCGACCCAAGTGCAGCTTCATTTAAGACACAATTAAAATGCGACGGTATACATAATGTAAAAGATGCAGATAATTCAGTTTTGGACGGTATAAGAACTGTAGCGAGTGCATTTTCCCAGGGAATTCTTTATTTACTGGAAGGTGCTTGCCCGCAATTAGAAAGTGATTTAGCTTCGTACGTATGGGATGAAAAAGCTCAACAATACGGAGAAGATAAGCCGATAAAACAAAACGATCACATGGCTGATACTTTACGATATATAATTTTCACAAAATTTTTCAGATTAATAAATAGATTATCTAAGCCAATTAATGATAAACCCAAAGGATGATAATATGTTAAATTCATTGGATTTTCTCTCTTCCGGTCAACCCTGGCCTCCTCCTAGTGAGATGGAAAGATTAAAATTGTACGAAAAAAATAGGCAGCTTTTCGAAGGAAAGCACAATAGACGCTTTATGTATTTAATGAGCTTTCTTAAAAAAAATCAGAAGAATATTCTTGATATAATTTTAAACTGGCATAAGAGGCTTTCGACTCTCTGGGCAGATCTTCTTTTTGGCGAACCTCCGAAGTTCGTAACCGGAGATATAGACAGTGATAAGCAAAAAGCTTTAGCAGGATATACCGGAAGTAATTTCCTTATTACTGCTTACGAAAGTATGCTTGATAGAAGTTGTTACGGTGATGCTCTTTTGAAAGTACGTTATAACAATAAGGTAATCCTTGAAGGTCAAAATCCATCTGTATGGTTTCCGGTAGTAATGCCTGATAATATTAAAGAGATTCAATATCATGTTCTCGCCTGGTCTTACAAGAAGATAGAAAATAATAAAGAACAGTGGTATTTGAAAGCAGAAATACACGACAAGGGCAGTATAACTACAAAAATATATAAACTTGACTCTCCAAATAACGATTGTAAAATCGGAGAGTTTATTGAACAAGATTTTATAAATACAGGTATAGATGATTTTCTCGTAATTCAAATATCAAATTTAACTACAACTGCCAGGGAAACCGGAATAGATGATTACTCTGATTTAAATCCAATAATAGAAGAGATGGAAAATCGAATTATCCAGCTTGGTCAGATTTTTAATAAACATTCTTCGCCCAGTATGTACGGTTCAGCCGATGCAGTGGATATAGATCCTGTTACGAATGAAGTCACATATAAATCAGATAAAGATTATTTTCCGTTAGAAAAAGACGAACAGCCTCCCGGATATGTCACATGGGACGGGAGTGTTGATGGGTGCTTTAAGGAATTAGACTTTTTAAAAAGCGAACTCTATGCTTTATCGGAAACCTGTCCTACAGCCTTCGGAGAGTCAAAAACTGGATACGCCGAATCTGGAACATCTCTGAGATTAAGAATGTATGCCCCGATTGCAAAAACAAATAGAGGCAAAATGTATGTCGACCCGGCATTAAAGAAAGCTATTTCGTTAATGTCGAAACTTGACTCTATCCATGGCGGTGGAATTTTTATTCCGGAAGAAGAGATTACAATTCACTGGCAGGATGGATTACCTGCAGACGATAAGGAAATGGCAGAGATAATGAATATTAGACTTGGCGGGAAGCCGACTATCAGCCAAGAAACTGCAATCAGAAAAATGGAAAATATGGGCGACGCAGATATTCAAAAAGAACTTGAAAGAATACAAATGGACGATATACAGAATAATCCTCTTTCCTCCTCTGTATTTTCCATGGGAGCACAGGAGCAAAATGTTACAGATAACAATCAACCGGAATAGAAATGAAAATAGAATAACGGGCTATACTGCAAAAGGTCATTGTGGTTATACTGAATGCGGTAAAGATATTGTTTGTGCAGGAGCTTCTACTTTATTGCAGTTACCTTTTATGGGATTTGATATCCATGAAAAAGAAGCTATAGAGTATTTCGAAGTAGCAATAAATAAAGGTGATTTGGAAGTCAAAATACCTGCCGAATATCCACAGGTAATCATTGAAACAATCGTTGCAGGATTAAAGGAAATAGAACAGCAGTATTCTGAGTATGTAAGAATTGAGGAGATAATTCAGTGAATATACCAGAGAAAGTTAAAATAGGCTGTAAGGATTACGAGATAGAAATAGTCGATAAACTGCTTTATCTTGAAGGTAAAACTGCATGTGGGGTGATTAATAGAAATTCCTGCAAAATTGAACTATCGACAGCAGAAGCAATGTCAGAAGATAGCATGAATTTAACTTTCTTCCATGAGGTCTTGCATGGTCTTGAAGATTTTTTCGATATAGATTTAACAGAAGAGCAGATAGAGAAATTTGCGAAGGGATTATATCTTTTTATTAAGGAAAATCCTGAAGTGTTCAAGGAGAAACAATTATGAGAGATGAATTTGAAAGAAATTCAGAAGAGATAAAAGAAATAGTAAAAATTGCAGAGGAGATAAGAAAAAAAGAAGTTTACAAACAAGAACTTCAACAAATTGTAAAGTCAGAATTGAGGCAAGAGGCTATAAAGGTAATTAGAGAGAGATTGAACGCTATTTAAGGAGAATAAATAATGGATTTAAATATAAAACTGGAAGTAAACTCAATATTGAAGAATATAAAGACCTTCTACTGAAGGCAGAAAGACAAATAAGAGAATTAAAAGAGACTTTTAAAAAGATAGATGAATTTAAACTGCAATTTATCCCGTTCTTTAAAAGTTCTTCTATGCTTAAATATGGATAAGTGTCGGGAAGTAATAACTAATGGTAGCAGATTGAAGCTTTTTTGCCCTATTTGCAATAAGGAGGAAAATAATGACAGAACAAGAAATGATAGATAAAATAGCACAATGTTTATGTGGCGAAGAATATAAACATAGAGTAAATGAATTCATTGAAATGGCAGAAGGTATTCTTTTCTTCGAATTAGAAGAGAATTTAACTATAAAAGATATTATCGAATTTTATTATTATAAAACTTCCCAAGAGAGTAATGACGAATAATGCCACAAAAGAAAACACCAAAAGAAATCGAAAAACTCATAGAGATCTATTCTCGTGCGAAACAGAAAATTCTCCTGACTATAAAGCAGAAAGAAGCTAAAGGGAACAGCACTTTTTATCAAAAGTCTCTCCTTACCCAGATAAACGGATTTCTTAAAGAACTTAATAAAGAAGTGAGAGTATGGAGCAGTAGAAATATACCGAAATTCTACGAAGAAAAACTCAGAGAGCTTAATGAATATGTTAGAGATAACGATATTCCAGTAATTCAAACTTCATTCTCAAAAATACATAAGCCGGCTATAGAGACAATAGTAAATAATCTCTCTTCTGACCTGGTAGAAGCGAATAACTTTGTAGGTCGTAAGATAAACGATAAATTCAAAGAAATTGGACTAAAAACTACTGCAGAAAAATTTGCAGTAGGAATGGGCGTAAAAGAACAGAAAAACCTTATTATAGAAGAACTCTTAAAGAGCGGAATAATCGGATTTACAGATAAATCCGGAAGAAACTGGCAGATTGATAGTTACGCGACTATGGTTGCGAATACGACTTATGCGGAGGCGGTTAACAGGGCAACATTAAACCAACTTACCGGATGGGGTTATGATCTGGTAAAAGTATCTCAAAATAATACTGCCTGTCCTGTCTGTGCGGTTTACGAGGGAAGAATTTATTCAATAAGCGGGGAAGATAAAAGATTTCCTGCTCTTGATGTGGCTTTTAGTGGAGATAATTTAAATTTACACCCGAACTGTCGCCATACCTTACTCCCTGTGGTAGAAGCTTTAACTGATAATTTTAATAAAGAAATAGAATTCTCAAACCGTCCATTCGACAAAGACCCTCGGAGCGAGAAGCAAGTAGAGATGTATAAGCAGACTCAGGAAAAGAAAAAAGCACTCAGGGAAAAGAAACGAAAGAAATTAGAAAAAATATTATCTTAAAGATAAAAAAAATCAAAATAAAGTAAAAAAAAATAAAAGTTTGTTTGAAGCAAGCTTTTTTTTATTTATAGATTTTAAAGAAAGGTGGTAAAGCCAGATGCTTAACCGCGTAAAAGATGTATTCGATTTACAATTATTCGCTGAAACTCAGGAAGGTTCAGCGGAAGGATTAGAGTCAGGAGGTGAGACAGAGCAACAGCAATCAAAGACTTATGATGAGGCTTATGTAAAAAAACTTAGAACGGAATCTGCTAATTACAGAACGAAATATAAAGAACTGGAAGCTTCAATGAATCAGAAAATCAATGATGTTCATCTGAACCTTTTTAAAGCTCTCGGACTGGAACCAGATCCAAACAAACAATACGAAAAACAAATTCAGGAGGAGAGGCAGAAAAGGGAAGAAGCGGAAACCCGGATAACTGCCAGGTTAATAAAAGCAAAAACAGAGACAATCTGTAATCAACTCGGTATTATAGACCCTGATTTGGCTTATCTTGCCATGGATAAATCGGGAATTAAAGTTAAAGATGACGACTCTGTCGATGGAGTAAAAGAAGCCCTGGAGGCTCTTTTAAAATCCAAACCTCATTTAAAAGGTTCTGTAAAAAAACCAATTGGAGTCCCCTCGAACCCTGGAACGCAACCAGTGAAAGAAAGTAATTCACAAACAATGAATACTTTAATACGTAAAATGGCCGGAAGAATAGTATAAAATATTTTAATAAAAGGAGTGTAAAAGAAAGAATGAATAAAAGAAAATTTGACTTACAATTATTTTCTTACGATGACTCGATTACAAGAGCAAACGTAGGAAGCCTTGTACCGCCGGAAATAAGCGAGGAAATAATAAAAGCCCTTCCTTCTTCTTCAGCAGCTCTTGGTTTAATGAGAAAGCTCAGAAATATGACCACAAGCGATCTTAGCATGCCTGTTCAGTCTGCATTACCACAGGCTTACTTTCAGGATGGAGAAACAGGGCTTATGCAGACTTCAAGCCTTGAATGGAAAGATAAGCACATATATGCCGAAAAACTTAACGTGATTGTGCCAATTCCAAATTCCCTCCTCGATGACATAAGATATAACATCTGGGATGAATGTAAACCGGCCATGATTGAAGCCATTGGTCAGGCTATAGATAAAGCTGTATTTTTCGGCGTCGGGAAACCTACCTTATGGCCAACAGGGATAATCCCGGCAGCAATAGCGATGGGTAATTATGTCGCCAACGGAACTTTTGCTGATACTTACGATGATATTGCCGCAGTCGGCGGAATAATGAATAAAGTCGAAAAACAGGGCTACAAAATAAACGGCTTCACCGCATGCACCGATATTGAAGCTATTTTGAGAACCCTGAGAGATAGTAATGGTAATCTCTTGTTTCAGCCTTCTATGCAGGAGGGAAGTCCGAATAATTTACTCGGTAGACCTCTTACTTATCCCAATAACGGCTCATGGGATGCCACTACAGCCCTGATGGTTGCCGGTGATTTTAAAGCAGCAGTTTACTCCATGAGGACAGATATAGCATGGAAATTTTTCGATCAGGCAACCCTTCAGGATAATACTGGTAAAATAGCCCTTAACCTTGCACAGCAGGATATGATTGCTATAGTGGCAACAATGCGTTTAGGATGGCAGGTACCGAATCCGGTAAACCGCATCCAGGAAACAGAAGCGAGCCGCTACCCATTTGCAGTATTGACCCCTGCCGCTTAATTTTAACGAAAATTAAAGGAGTGTAAAAGAATGAATAAAAGAAAATTTGACTTACAGTTATTTTCCTCTGACTGGTATCCTGTCAACCCTCTGGTTGACAGTGAACTTCAGACAGATGTAACAGGAGTGACCGCTCCCGACGAAGGTAAAATTGCACATCTGGAATGGACAGCAGCACAGGCAGCAGCAGCATCTACTACAGGAGTACATGCAGCAGTAACCGATAACGGCGCATCCCAGACTATAACTACCGGGATAACAAATCCTCCATGTCCTCGCAATATTACTGCCACTGCCGGAGGAACTGCCGGCGATATAGCAGCAGTCCAGGTAATTGTGACCGGAACAAACATGCTTGATGAAACTATAACGGAAACTTTACCTGCCTTCACTGCCGATACAGCAGGAACTGTGACGGGCAGTAAAGCTTTTAAGACAGTTACAAGTGTGGTAATTCCAGCGCATTCGGGAACAGGAGCTACCACCGCAATCGGCTATGGCGATAAACTCGGACTTCCTTATCTTCTGACAGACAACAATCTTCTGAAAACTCACTTAAATCATGTTCTTGAAGGAACAGCCGCAACTATAGCAATGTCTGCAACAGCAATTGAGAGTAACACTATCGACTTAAATAGCGCTCTCAATGGCACTGCAGTTGACGCTTATTTAATAGTTTAAAAAAATGAGGGGGAAAATTCCCCCTCTCCTTGAGGTGCTTTTAATGCCTGACGAATACGAGAGCGTAATAGAAGTAGGAACAAACAGTTATATAGACATTGATGATGCAGATGCTTATTTCGCGACAAGATACGGCGCGTCTGCATGGGCAGCATTGTCTGATGAAACAAAAGATCAACTTCTTATTACCGCCACACAGAGAATTGATACATTACGTCTTAAGGGTCGTAAATATATTTATACTCAGACTCTTAATTTTCCTCGTTATATTCACGTTGATAGAGAATTACAGCAATCCTATATCGGTTCTTCCGGAATCAATGATGGAACTATTCCGGTTCAAGTAGAGAAGGCAACTTGCGAAGAAGCTCTTGCACTTTTAAATACAGAAGCTACAAAAAGACGGGAGCTCCAGGAACAGGGAGTAACCTCTTTCACGATTGGAAAGCTTTCTGAGACTTTTTCAGGGAAAGTCTCCTCGTCTTCCTTATTAAGTTCCGAAGCTAAAAATTTACTCAAATCATGGGTAGCTACAAAGGTGAGAATCAGATGATTAAATCCTACTTAAATCAAACGGTTTCATATAAGTCTAGAACCGGAAAAGACGAATATAATCAAGCTACTTTTGCAACTGCAGTTGATATTCCGGCAAAATATGAGTATAGCAGAAAAGAGGTATTAAATCGTGAAGGTGAGAGAGTAATCAGTGAGTCGGTTTGCTTTACGACAGTGGAAGTAAAAGCGGGCGATATAATCACTTTTGACGGGATTGATTGGCCGGTAATCGTGGCAACGCCTGAAAGAGGACTCGGAGGAGAAGTTGACCATTATGAGTGCAGACTTTAAAATTTTTGGTATAGATGAAACCATAGCAAATCTTTTGGAAATCGGCAGTCAGATAGAAGCTGATACTGCAAAGGCTGTCATGGATTGCGGGCAGCATTTAAAAGGTGAGTCTCAGAAGGAGTGTCCTGTGGATACTCACGATTTACAGAGGACGGCGCAGGTTGAAATGGTTGATAAAAATACTGTGGAAGTGAGTTATAATAAAGTGTATGCTCTGGAACAACATGAGAGGCTTGATTTTAAACATACCCAGGGCAAAGCAAAATACCTTGAAGACCCGTTAACCAGAAATAGACAGAAGTATATAAACCATATTAAAACAGGCGGGGAAAGCGGATTATGAGTGATTTACTAAAAGACCTTAAGAATTATATTCTACAGGAATTATATCCAGATTTTGACCCGGAAGAAGATGAGAATTTTATATTTCTCGACTCCGTTCCTTCTTCTCCTGACAGCGTTATAGTGATTTCCGAATACCAGGGGACACCTGGCCTTGTTCTTGATGAAAGAAAGGTTCAAATTCTCTGTAGAGACAAGGTATACTCAACCGCGAAGGCTTTATCATGGCAGATAAGAAATCTTCTTGACTCTACAAATCCTGAAAAAAGAGCTTTTTTGGGAGAAAATTCAGACAGAACAGCAGTAATAAAAGCACTGCAACCGCCATTCTTTCTGCAAAATGACGAAAGAAACAGAGTTATTTTTGATTGTAATTATAAAGTGAGAACCGTAAGAGATTAATTTTAAAATTTAAATAAAAAATATATTCAAAAAGTCTTGTTAATTCAAGGCTTTTTTATTTTGTAAAAGGAGTGATAAAATTGACAGCAATAGCCAATTACCCGGAAAGCACAAGTAAACTGCAATTTGAAAAGATACTTCAGGATGATGCAGATGGATTCGTAACAGATACACCGATAGATTTATCTGAAAGGTTGATAAGGTTTTCTTTTAACCCAAAGCCTATCAACAAAAAGATTTTTGCAGATGGCAAGCTTCAGGCAGATCTTTATAGATGCCTTGAGGGAGAAATAGAAATTGAATTAACAGGTTTAACTGCAGCTGAGAAATCGGCTATATTCGGATTTAAAAACGTAGGTGCGATAAGGCGCGAAGGAGATATTTCCCTTACGCCGTTCCATGTAGTAAAGCGACAAATAGAATTTTCTGGAGGAAAAATCGTAGGAGAAAGATACTTAAAAGTAAAATTTACCCTCGGTGATGAAAATTCTGAAACAGCTACAACTGAGAAAATCAGCGCAGATTCTGTAATTCTAAAGGGCACTACCTGTACCACTGTTCACGTATTTTCTGAAGAAAACGCAAGTAATCCACTGAAAGATGTATGTGATAACATGGATCCACTTTACAATGGAGAACTTGCAACATGGTTTATCCAGGGCGTCAGTTATTCTGCTGTTGATACAGTTGCACCGACCCTTTCTTCTGTAACGCCTGCATCCGGCGCAACAAACCAGCTCGCAACCGTTAACGTGGTATGGGACTTCGATAAAACCATTCTTCCCTCCACTGTTACTGCAGATAATTTCTTCTTAATTAAAGATAGCGACGGTTCGAAAGTTGCCGGGGCTTTGTCCGTAGACGACGACAAAGTTACATTTAATCCGACCGCTTCGCTTACTGCCGAAGCAGTCTATACAGCAGTCTACACCACTGGAGTAAAATCCATTACAGGCATAGCAATAGCAGCTCCGTCTTATACCAAATTCACTATAGCAGCATCTTAAAGGAGGGGAAATAAAGAGGAGGGATAAATTCCCTCCTCTTTTAATTTTATGAAACTTGAAAATATAAGAGAAAAGAAAGTTTATATTGAACTGGATAGAAAAAGGGAAATCAGGTTTGATTTAAATGCTATGGCGGAACTGGAAGAAATATATGGAGATCTTCCTTCTGCTATGGAAGCTTTGCATAAAAAAATGTCGGTAAAAGCTATGAGGGCTTTGCTTTATGCAGGACTTAAGCACGAAGATGAAACTTTAACGCTGCAACAGGTCGGTTCAATGGTCAAAATGTCAGACCTTTCGAAAATTACAGAAAAAATTACAGAAGCTTTTAAGGCTGATACGCCTGACATGGAAGATGTTCAAAGCTTAACAAAATCTAATTCAAATGTAAGTTTAGGGCCAGCCGGAAAAAAATCTTAAAAAGCAGACAGGGTAAATTAGACTGGGAATGGATGTATTACTTTGGCTGCTTTATTTTAAACATTTCAGAAGAAAAATTCTGGAAACTCACTTTAAGAAAATTTAATTCGATAATGAGGCAGAAACTACAACTGGAAGGAAAAAGAAATGGCAAGAACTGAAATTGGTGACGGCATATTTGTAAAAATAGGGGCAGATTTGACCGGGTTATCGTCTGGATTAAATCAAGCTGCCGATATGTTAAGCGATTTTGGAGATAAGATGTCCGAAATCGGAACAAATCTATCTACTTATTTAACAGTTCCGATTGCCGCCATGGGCACTGCTATTGCAAAATTCGGAATGGATTTTGAGAAAAGTTTCGCGAAAATTTCTACTATGTTCGACGAAACACAGATTTCTTCTGCGAATTTACAAGATAAATTATTGCAGCTTTCAGATTCTGCCAATATTGCCTCAAATGAACTTAACGAAGGGCTTTACGAAGCTCTTTCTTCTGGAATTCCAATCACCGGTGACGCATCCGACGCCCTTGGTTTTATGGAGAAAACCATAAAACTCGCAAAAGCCGGATTCACTGAACTTGGAGTAGCTGTTGACGTAGATACGAGTATAATGAACGCTTACGGGATGGGTCTTGAAGAAGTTGACCGAATTCATAACACCCTGATAGTGA